TTCTTCGCCGGTGATAAGATCTGGGGTTTTTGGTTTTTTATCTTTACTCATATTATTTCAAATTGTTAAGTTCTTTTACCAATTCATACGACAACAATAGAGCCATAATATGATTGTCTTTTACAACAGTTGTTGGTTTTACTTTTTCCAACACATTTACAATTTCAGACAACTTAATTGCAACAACCTGATTGTCTTGAATCTTTGACTTTGAACTAGAAATTAGTTTCTTAATCTTTTCAATTTCTTCACACACATATTTAGACAACGAATTTGTGTTAGAAATATTCAAGATATACTCACGTATAAGCTTCTTTTGATTTTCATCAAAGTCCTTATACTTGGTGTTTAATCCCTCCAATAACAACTTATATGCCAACAAACGAATATCTTCACTTTGTTGTTTGTAATATTCAAGGAGATTTTCTTCAGTGTCAGACTTCTTAGTTACGGTGCTGCACAAACACTCAATAATAGACTCTCTGGACTGAAGAACCTCCTTGACATCAAACTTTGAAGCGGTCTTGTTTTCAAAAACTTTGTATATCGAAGCTAAAATACGATAATTTTTGATATTTCCCTTCAAAAAGCTATCAATAGGATACAATTCTTTTATCTCACTAATAAGATCGTACTTTTGTTGTGCTAACTTTTTGCTGTCTAGTTGTGATCTGGACTCAAGAACTACACCAATCATTCGATCAGCGTGTGATGTGTCTCTAGCTTTTTCGTTCAACAAGAAGTTATAAAGTTGGTATTCTTTTCCCAATTCTGTGTTCTCAGAAAAATACTTAAACAAAATTTGTTTTGCAGCGGATTCGTCTTTACCACCGATAATATCAGCAGTAATTTGACGGGTCAGCAACTCAAACAAAATTCCTGTATTTTTGAACTTTGAATGCTTCGATTTGTGCATATTAGTAGTTATAATTTATAAATATATTAATTTTTGATAAAACTCCCATATTTGTATTATTCCAATATATTCGTTTCATCCATCATGGATTTATTGTTATTTTCTGACAGTAACTCCTGTTTCTCCTGTTTAAGAGACTTTAAATAGTTATCTAACTTTGGAACCAAACCTTTAGAAATGCTTTCGAGACTAAATACAGATCCTCCTGCAAACTTAGGAGTGATAGACATATCAGATTTAATTGATCGATTGTTCTCCAATCGTCCAGTAACATCTTCTCCAAAAGGATAGTCTGATGCCTTCTTCAATCCCTTTTGAGAAGGTCTTACATAATCTGAGTCGGGTTTGGCCTTTTCCTTCAATGTAGGAGCACCAGCTTCACCTCCTGCTTCAGCACCACCAGTTTCAGTACCGCCGCCACCTCCACCAGAGGACTCGCCTTCGGGATTGACCTTTTGGAATGATTTTGCAGGGTCGTTACCTTCTTCTTCAATCTGTTTGAAACGATATGTTTGTTTAGAATCATCAACAATATCGTTTTTCAACGCAGAAGCATCATCATCCGACATATTGAAAACTTCACGATATACCCACTTCTTACTAAACAATTTGTTTTCAATCATGTCTTTAGCAACATTAACTTTGTCACCCCAAATTGAAATCTTCTCCTTTTCAAATACAGTGGATGGATTAGTCAATTCCAAACTAAAGTCCACCAAACTTGCATCTCTATAACCTTGAGCATACAAATGAACAATACCAATCTTGGTCAACTCACTAATAATAATACGTTGAATACGTTCGATGGTACGTGAAAAACGTACATCTTCTTGTGCCAACGTAGCTTTACCACTCAAATCTTCATCATAACTCAAGAATGCCTTGGGAATCTTGAGAGCAGCCATCATCTTCTTACGAAGATATTCAATATCGTCTGTACCAGTAAATTCCATACCACTCAATGATTCAATGCTGGTACCACTATCACCACCACGAACTGGTAAGTAAAAGTCTTCCACCATATTCTGAAGATTGAATCGTAGATTGTAATCTCCGGTTTTTTCATCGACATATGGAACCTTCTTGGTCTTGGCAATCAACTTCTCCATGTAAGAATCAATTTCATTAGGAGGAATATTACCAACGTCAATCTTGAAAATACGTTTTTCAGGAGCACGCATGATACGATGAATCAACATTGCGTCTTCCATCAAACTCAATTGTTTCCAAACACGACGTGCACCTTCCAACATACTCTTACCATACGGAAGGAAGTTACTGTCACTCAACAAACGAAAATGTGCTACCTGATAGTTTTCCAAATCTTCAACTTTACCACCATCTGGAAGATTCACTTGGAACTTGATATAGTTCTTATTGTATAAATCACTATTTTCAACACGGGTAACATTATAAGCACTAATTGGTTCAATCATGTATACACCGTATTCGGGACTAACATATAGACGAAGATAAAAATCTCCATACTTACACATGTTACGAACATAACTCCATAGGTTAAATTCGATATTCATGATATCATAATACAAATTGCGTAGAATCTGTTTAATGTTATCATCTGGTGTATTAATAACCAAAATATCACCCAACTCATTACGAGTAAGTGATTCATCCGCATAAATGTCAAGAGCAGAACTTAGAATAGGATCCATGTCCATCGTATCATAATCTCTGAAAAGCTCGATACGAGCTGCTTGATAACTGAGAGTAAAATCTCTACTGTACTGATTGTACGCAGAAGTACGAATACGGTTGAAACGATCACGAAGTGTATTACGATCTGTTGCGTATGCTACTTCGTCAGTATCTACTACTTTTAGTTTTTTACCACCAATGTTACGTACAATAACATCTGTGGAAAAAAGTCTCTTAAGACGAGCAAATAGTGATCTACTCTTTAAATCGGTCGGTTGATCTGCCATACAAGTTTATTATTTTCTGGTAAATAAATAGTGAAAGAGTATTATAATAACCACGTTAAACTCTCTTTTTGATCTTTTAAACCTGTGGGCATTTCCCATGATTGATGGGCTGCTGCTTGTTTAGATGAATAAATTGGAGCAGATTGTGTTTCTGATCTATTGATACTTCCCAACATATTTCTAGTAAGATCAATAGACTGTTGACGTAGTTTCAATGCTGTGTCACGAACCCACAACCCAATTGCAAATGCCATTACCAAGTCATCGTTGTAGTTTCTCATGGCTTCTGCTTTACCATTATTCCAAATAAAGGTATATAATTCATCAACAATACGAGTAGATTGTACGTTAATAGCCTTTTCACGCATATAGGTTTCCAATCGTGAAATAATCAATTGTCTAGTTACAGATGTAGTCGTAAAACCCGGAGTCATTTTCTTTTCAGATGAATGAATACGATTTGTCATTTGATGTTCCACATCCACATACTTCAAATCGGCACTACTGTAAAACAAATTGGCATACTTACGGTCCAACGCTTGTTGAATTGCACCCCAACCAACATTCATATTTTCAATAACCAACAAAGCGTTATTGTATTCTGTGGCAACATTAACTAACATGTTACCATAATCTTTTGTACTGACCTGTCCTTTGTATTCAGCAACCTGTGTGAAACTTTCAACATCAATTACATGAAATGCACTGTAGTCAGCACCATCACCACGAGCAACGTCCGCTGCTAACAAATATGATCGTGAGTAATCGGGATACTCCCAAATCCAATACGATTTGTCCATTCCTCTTGTTTCAACCGGAGGACGTACTTTTGACTGTTTATAAAAATCAAGAATAGGAACATCAATGACTGTGTTACCAGATGTAGCAAAGTCACAGTCACATTCTTGAGCTGCCATTTTAGGTCCAAGAAGTTTTGTTTGTTCATCTCTCCATGTTTGATCACGTTCTGGATGTAAATGCCATGGAAGTTTGATGGTATGAAACTTGTTCTTTTTTGCGTCAGCTTCAACCCACGTTCTATGAAAGAAATTACCTACACCATTTGGAGTAGACAACACAATAGCTTTACCACCAGTTGACAATGTGGATTGTGCAGAAGTCCAAATTTCATCAATGTTGTCAATGAACGCAGCTTCGTCAATAATCAACATTGATAGTGCAGCGGAACGACCAGCAGTACCAGATGATGATACTGCTTTGATTTGTGATCCGTTTTTTAATCGTAGTGACAAACGATTATCTTCAACACATGGAACTTTCAACCAACTTGGTAGATTATCATTAGCAAAACGAACGCGGGTAACAATTTCTTTTGAAGTTTCTTGAGTAATACTAATGCACAGAATATTTTTATCACTGTGAAATATCATCATCCACAAACTATACGCACTACTCAATGTAGTAATACCCAACTGTCTACTCTTGAGAATGATGTTATAGTCGTTATCAATCAACTCCTGAAGCGCTGTATCTTGAAAGGGATATAGTTCAAATGGAATGGTACCACGTTTAGGATGTTGAATTTTCACATACTTCTTCATGAAGTACATGGGATTTTCAAGACACTTTTTGTATTCTGCCTTGATGATATCTCTTAATGATTTCTCATTCGACATGATTTAACTTCTCCAATTTTTGTTCGATTTTAACGATTTGTTTGTCGATCTTTTTGAGATCCTTCTTCAAATCCTTCAAAATATTTTCACGGCGTTCAATTGTCCATTCATCCATCGTTCCATCGCCGTTAGGAAACGAAATCTTTTCGTGTGATGACACAAAATCAAAACTCTCTTGAACTTTGGTTCTAAACTCTTTTGCTTGACTCAATTGATTCTGAAGCAGTTTCTTTTGTTCGTAATCATCGTATTTACCTTCGATACGCAGTTGAGTTTCAAATTTGGCAATACATTCTTGACAACGACCAGTCTTATTGAAAAAGATTTGATCGTATCTATTACCCCATCGAATATCCATATTACAGTTTTTACAGATCTGTTTGGTAGCTTCGATAACAGAACTATTGACTTGATTAACAGCTCGTTTTGATCCATTCTTTTTGATCCACTTTCTTCCATTTGCGTCAATCCAAACTTCGCCTTCTTTGCGACTGGCAAAATCTGAATCTGCTGTGTAACCAACTTGAATAAAAGGACGTTCTCCGTTCAGATAGTCCCTAACGATTGCCAAATTACTTTTTCCGGATGCTTTTTTCATAACTTTTTATTTTGGTTTATACTTCGAACGTATCATTAAATACTGTGATGGCTTTGGAATATGATTTTTTTGTTTCATCCAATGGATTATCTGTATATTGCCAATTCCAAAATAGTTCAGATGGAGTCTGAAATCCGTAAAACTCTAACATCTCTTTTTGAGTTTTTACAACATCCTTACCATTCCAATTTTGACCCAAAGCAATAACTCCAGAATCAACATTTTTAATAATGTTAGACTCACCCAGTGTCGAGTGTCGGTTTTCAATCCATGTTAATCGTTCAATCAACTTTTGATGCACACTGTTGGTCTGACCCCAACGAATTGATGTAAAAAATACAATGGCGTCACTTTCAAACATTGGTTTTGTGATCTTCCATAGTTCATCTGATTTGTTATTGATACTTGCCCAACAACGATGATATCCACTTGGATTTTTATCTTTGTCTTTTAACAGTGCACCTTTTTCTCCACAATGATTTCCAAACTTGGAGGATACGTTACCTTCGCACACAGCAATGTTCAATTTGCTGGCATCAATAAATTCACACTTGTCGGTTCCTAAACGTTCAGCAACCAACTTTGCAAGTTTGGTGGATTTAGCTTCGTCGTCTTTATGACCTTCCCATCTGTTTGATGTAGCAATCAACAATACCTTTTTCTTGGTCTGAAGATATTTGATGGTGTTTTCAAGACGCAATGAGTTTTTCTCCATGTCCTGTTGACTAGAACTTGAAGCTGCCTCGACCAAAAAATCAGATAGTTTTACCATATCGTCTTATAAATATCGTCAATTAGTTGTAATAAGGAACTTTCTTGCCATTGATTAATAACCAACCATCTGGGGTTTTTAATGGACATACCACGTCAACCGTACCTGGCGTTGATGCCAAAGTGGTACTTGTAACGGTAGCACTTACTGTTGCAGGAGCAGTAGTAGTTGGAACAGTAGCAGATACAGTTGCTTCCAAATCAGTAAACTTTCCTTTTTTATGAGTTGATTGTCCAATATCAATGTTGTCTAATGTGCCCAATGATGTTGGATTGATTTCTAAAGTTGTACTTGGTTTAATAAATACTTTACCACCAACCCCGCTAGTAACTTGGGGACTAATACTTACTGTACCCCGTTTAATATAAAAGGTTCCATTTGTTGCATTGTCACCACCACTTCCACTCGCCTCAAAACTAAATCTTGATGCGTCCAACATGGTTATACCTTGTGCAGGACTGGTTTGTTCTGTCTTGACAATTACATTAAACACCGTCAATCCGTTGGTCGTATCGGCTGAGGTTATACCCGGAACTTTATTGAGAGTAGATCCAGAAACGTCAAATGTACTAATTGTACGAAGATCCGAATACACAAGATTTGAATTAACGTCAAATAACTCAGCTTTGATTTCAAACTGTTCTCCGGCAACTGATACTGGAAATGGAATACGTGTTACAAAAATATCCGGCGAAAACGATGGTTCCGAATATGTCGTGAGTTTAATATCGGACAATGTTGCTTCACAATTTCTTGTGTAAATCACCATCGTTCCATTAAACTCATTTTTGAACTTGTTGTAAAAAACAACAGAAGACGGATAATATAATGACGATGATCGTTCATCCAAATAAAACTCGCCAATCTTTATTCCTCTGTTTACATCATAGTTTGCATCACTGTTGATTTGATCATACAGTGATGATGTAATGTAAAACGATACATAAGCCGGTTTTGAGGTGTTTGATTTTATGATTCTGGTTTTACAAGATAATTTATATGTGACATCAGGATAAAATTTCATGAAATTACTATCATAACCAACTCCTGATTCGGTAATATTTTCAGATGCGTTGTATGGAGAATAAACATGGTTTTGACTTCCACCGTTGGTATTGTTTTTTACAATTACATAATGTTCAGCGTCATTGTTATTGGTGAATATCATCGAATCCATCAAGTATGACGCATCTCTGGCCAACGATGTTGCCCCAGAACTTTTATACCAATAGTGGTTCAAATGATCCACATTTGGAAACGATCCTAAACTTTTGAAAAAACTGTTTGGGGTAGTTTGATCAATCAATAAATCAGAATCCACAATTGGTTCATCAGCAATAATTTCAAAATCACCAGCTGTACTCAAACTTCTTCTGTACATTTTGTGACGATATACATTGCCAGAAAATGTTTTGATATCAGAATATTCGACAAATGCTACAGATTGATTGTATGATGAACTGGTCAAAAACCGTGCGTCATATTTGACATTAGTGAACAGTGCATTTAATGTTGCATCAACCGCATTGACAATAATCTTTTTATTCTGATTATTGATGTAGTAGATTGGATGTTTTAACTTGACATTTTTATCATCAATGATTTCAGTAATCACATTTGATGATGTAATGTTTACAGATCCAACTACATCATCTACCTTGGTGACGTATATGTCTACCAAAGAGTTCTTCATTGATGATGACATAATCAATCCATCGTCAAATATAGTTAATCTATAATCAATCGGCGTTGAATTGACATCAAACAAACCATAGTCATCACCCTTCTTTGGAGTAACCGCATTGGTTTGTACAGGAGAGCCAGCTACAGTTTGAACGTACCCAGTAGATTGATCAGTGACGATTGGTACAAATGATGAATCAACCGTTAATGTGGGTGGTTTATAAAAAAAAACCTTTGATGTATTTTGAACCAATGGGTTAATTTGTATGTTACCAATCCATCTTACCACTTTGTGATTTTGTTTTTCACGACTAACAAGAATGATTTTACCAACACCATATGGAGTATCACTGTAAACATAAACAGAAATTCTGATGGCCCCACCTTCTTTGTACGCAACATTATTGGTTTTGGCAATTTCAACGTATAAAGAATTGCCAAGTGCATCTAATACTTCTAACTGTATAGGTGTTCCGGATGCAAGTTTGTCAGACCCATTTAATAAGAATGTGTTTTTACCGGCAGTAAACTTGGGAGAGTATTCCGATAATACAAAATATTCGGACAGAAATGAAGAATCTTCAATATCAACTTTAAGACTTGATAGATTCAGCTTCTGTCCGACATTTCGTGGATTTGATATAATTGCCATATGTATTGTGTTCAACAATACATATAGAAATCACTGGAAATTAATACGTGAAAACCCATTGTCCTTGACTATCTCCAAACGGGTATCAACCATATCCTTTAGTACATCCAAGTGACTCACAATCCATACAAAGTCAAAATTGCTCTTCAAAAACGAGAACAAATTGGCCATGGCAGACAAGTGATCACTGTCAGCACACCCAAATCCTTCATCAATAGCAATAAAGTTGGGTCGGGGTAGATTGGATACGTTGATCAACGCAACTCTAATTGCCAAAGAACTTACAAACTTCTCCAAACCACTAGCAAGTTCCAAAGGCCACTTTTTATCCTCATACACAATGTAAGTCATAATGTTCTTACCATCAGTATGAAACGACACTGTGAACTCAACGATCTGATTCAGAATGTTATTGACCTCTGCCTCAATCCCAGGCAACGCTTTGGAGATGATTTGATACTGCAACCCATCTCTTGACACCGCATCGACATAATACGTGTAGGCATGGTAAATCTTCTCGGTCTCCTTTGCCTCCACGATCTTCTTTTCAATTTCAGACTTCTGATATGTCCAAGTATTGATCTTACTCTTCAAATCAACAATCTTTCCATTGATAGTCTTGATGTTGAAATCGATGTTCTTGATATTAACTTTGATACCGTCAATAGTTTGTTGAACTTTGATGTTGGATTCAATTGCATCCTTAGCATCATAATACTCCTTAATCTTGCCATTGATAACCTCCAATGAGTTCTTATCCTTGACAATCGTATTCTCCAATTGCAACTGTCCGTTTTCCAACGATGAAATGTTCTTATTCAACGTGGTCAGATCATTGGACAACTTTCGATATTCCTGATATTGTCCCGCCACGGTCTCGACAGTAGACACCTTGTTTTTGACTTCTGTCAACTTTGTAATCAAAGATCTAGCTTCAACCTTATCGTTTTCAAGATCTTCCTTGGTCTTAATTGCATCCTGAACAAACACATTATTGACACAGTATGTACAATTTGGGTCGTACTTGTGAGCTTCAAGCTTCTTCAACTTGTCCAACTTGTTGTTGACAACCAACTTCTTACGTTCCAATTGACCTTCATATGAAGACACTTCCAACATCAACGTGTTGTACTGAGAATACTTACCCTCAATATCGTCAGACTTAAACTGTTCAACCTTTTCATTCAAAGGTTTGACATCATTCTTCAACTTCTCAATGTTTACGATTTCGTTGTCGTATTTTGACTGATTATTGGAAATACGTTGTTCGGTGGTACGTCGTTGAGATTCCAACGAAACAATATCAGTTGTACCAACATTGACCTTGATCAACTGTGAAGACGTTTCCACGACTTTATCGTTTTCAACATCACGTTGTTCGCCCAATTGTTTCAATTCAGTTTCGTTCACCCGAATAACCGATTCAGCGTTGGCGATGTTTGTAGTCAACGTTTCTAGTTCAACGGTATAATCCGTCTTTGCAAAGTTCTTCATTACTACAGCCCACTCACGCATCTGATCATTAGCCAAACTATGCAGCTTATCAAAGATTGTAAGCCCCATGAATTGTGCCAATAGATCTTTGCGTTCAGTTTGACCTAGATCAATGAATGAACCAGTCTTACTGTTTTGAATGCTCAACACTGTGAGAATAAAGTCGTCATAAGTGCCAACATAATCTCTAATGAGATCGTTGGTATTACGACGAGCTTCTCCGTTGAGTTCAATAACCTGACCGTTTTCTTCCTTCCAAAACTTGACATCAACCTTGACACTACCCTTCTTATCAGCGTTTCCGATACGTTCAATGAAGTAATTGACCTTATCAATTTCAAAGTTGAACTTACAACGAAACGATAACTTTTGGGTATTCATAACATGGACGGCTTTGAAAGCACGATCACATTTATCGAAAATACAGAACGATAGAGCAGAAAGAATACTGGATTTTCCACTTGCGTTTGCAGCAAATAGACCCACCACATCCTTCATCTTACTGAAGTCGATGACGTTTCCTTCGCCGTAACTAAACATGTTGTCAAACTCAAACCGTTTAGGCTTCCATCGAATATTCTTTGCGGTAAGATCTTTGACAATTAGATCGTTCAGTTCCTTGTTGATCTTTTCCACTGACAAAATAAGACCATCTGGAATGTTGGCGTGTTTATCCTGAAGATATTCGGTGATCAATTTGTTCTGGTATGTAATGTTTGAAAGTCCATGAACATTCAAATTTGGTACCACCGAATTGGTAAGACTAGACACCAAGTTATCCACCCGTAGATAGTTGATATCCATCAGTTCAGTATGTTTACGTACCTCAGCAATAATGGCTTTCATTTCAGAAGCCACCGTTTCTAGTGCCTTAACTCGTAGAGTGGTTTTCTTGGGAATGTCAGTCAGATCGGTAAGCAACCGTCCCTTGTCCACTTCAACGGTAAAGTATCCATAGTCGTTTTTGACTTCAACGTGTTTGAACTTGAGAGTCTTGAGATCCCAATAAACAAAGCCATGACCACGAAGTTCTTCACCGTGATTCTGTTGAATCAACGATCCAGAATAAACAACCACCGGTTTGCGTATATTGTTATCGTCAACGCCGTATGTTTGAAGAACCTGATGACGATGAATGTCACCTAACAAAATGATTTGGTGACCATCAAACAGTTCATTCTTGGTACTGCTACTGACTTTATAGCCAATATCAGTCACAGCACTATCAATTGGTCCATGATATAGTCCAATACAATAAGTAACGTTGTTAACATATGTCTTGGGAATGTTTGCAAACCGAATGTAGTTTTCGGGAGAATGTTCATCAAACACTGAAAAGTTATTGAAAAGGATATCTCCGAGAAGATAGATTCCAGTGTCTCTTAGATAAAACAGGTTTGGATGCTTGAGTGCGTTAACGATGGGACTCAGACTGTCCATTCGGTTTTTGTTGGTCAACGTAGCGTCATGATTACCAGCGGTAAGAATGGTGGGACGAAGATCTGCCAATCTCTTGAGAAATTGGGACGCAATTTCAACGCATTCAGGGCTAAGATCGCTTTTGTTATGAAAAACGTCTCCAACTACACAAACCGCAGTTGACGACGGTGTTCTGTCAATTGATTTGTATAGGTTTTCAAAAACCTCACGATATTCGGTATGACGTTTGGTCAACAGAATATGAATATCTGCGATATGAAGAATGTTGGTGAAGTTTGAAACTCCACATGTAAGTTTTGTGACCATAAAATTCAAATAGATAATTTACTACGAAATAATAATTCGAAATCAAGAACTGGAGTATCGTTAATTAATTCCCAAGTTTTTGCGAATCCGATTTCAGATGGATCTTTTCCATCAAGTTTGACCAACCGAGTTTCAATATTGTTTTTCAACAGAAATTCACTGATTCGAATAGAATCAGACAATGCATCGTTATCCAACACAATATTGACTTTCTTCACTGTATTACAGATCAACGCCGATTTCAACTTATTTGAAAGCGTTTTTCCAAATAAAGGAATTGCATTGTTTCTCACCGATATAGCATCAAACGCACCTTCAACCAACGTAATTGGCTGATGATAATCCACAAACATCTCAAAGCCAATAATATCCTTGGATCCAAAACTGTTGACGTATTTCATTTTGGCATCTTCAAACACACTTCGTGTCGAATAAAAATTCAAATGACCAGATGCATCATATGATGGTATTAAAATTCTGCCATGAAACTGACCACTTTCACAATATCCAATATTGTACCTCAAAACATCATATTTGGTG